GTTTCCCAGTCACGATCGATTAGTAGTAGGCGCACTTGGTAAAAATCGGGGGTTATAAATAGACATACGTTTCTCTCATATTATTTAAAGCCTGCCAGTCTCTACAACAGCGAGGTATAGGGTGGGTACTGCCGTAAAGACTGTTTTTGCAGGTAAAAAAATTAAACACTTACTGTAACACTCCCTAAGTTAATAACCGAAGAAACTCCGGAAACAGGTGAATCTTGCGGTAATAATATTTTAACATCTCGTCCTTCTCTATATAAACTAAACGGGGGTAAACCAAAAGGCGATTCTGTTAAATTAGTTAAAACCAATCCCTCTATATTAAGAGGGTTCTGTGAATCTAACTGCGTAAAATATAAAGATAAAACATTTAATAACTGATTAAAATATAACGGTTCATATTCATTAGGAGGTAAAGGTAACGGAGGTGCCCGAAAAGACCTCATTCCCATTATCTTCTCCCATCTGGTCTACCATCTAACCTTGGCGACCCTAACTTCCAAGTTGTACCTAATGTATTAGACGTTATTTTAAATCCCATCTGTCTTGCCCTAGCTCTTAAATATACTTGTTCGGTGTAGACATTTACAGAGGTCTCAATAACATTTTTATCAGGTTCTGTGGTGGCTGTGTTTCCCGGAAAGTTTCTAGGTGTGACAGTCATCTGCACAGTAGGTTCTGTTGCATTAGAACCAGTAAAATCTAAATCAGGAATTATTCGTTTTATTAAAGTATATTTCTCTCCATCTCCTATGTCAAAGTCAGATGATGTAATAAAAGCAGTCATAGCAGAACCATCTGCATCTACTCCAGTTTCATGATTAAATACAAATTGCTCTCCTACTGCTTGAGGAAACTGCCTTAAGTTAGCGTCAATCCAAGCAGATCTATTCAAACTACCATAAAACCACACATTTTCTTTGTAATTATACGTTACATATGAATCATTTATTACACTTTGAGCTGAAGGATAAAACCACCAGATTTCGTTTTGAGATTCTATAGTGCCTGCATAAACATAAGCTAAAGCATTATAGTTTATGTTATTAAAAACATGATCTCTTAAAGAACAAGGAAGTGTGCTAACTTTTCCGGTATATACATAGAATTTATCTGTGCCCATCCAGTAAACTATATTACTAGCCCCAGCTATGGATCGTGGGCTTGCTATAGATATGTTTGTATCCAGTTCACTCAACCCAAAAACATCAGTAGTACCAAGAAACTGTAAAGAGTTCAACGTTGCATCTGTAAATACTAAAATTTCTTGCCTTGTTTCAAAAACACCCACTATCCTTGAACCATTACTAACTTTAATAAACCCCGCACTATTGGTAGAAGTAGGTTTAAAATTTTGCGGCTCATCTTGATTTGCAAATCTTATTAATAAAGGATCAAACGTGCCAGTATCCTCTGCTTGAGTAAGTCCTGAAAAAGGTGAAGCCCCAAACGTTAATAAATGTCTATCTGTTTGAGATACCATTACTTGTCCTACTTCTGCAGGAACATTAGCCGCTCCTGATAATGTAGAAAGTTTAACAGCCCTTGTGCCTAATACAGTTGTAGGATCAGTAGATGCTCCTCTTTCCCAATAAAATGGAGCGCCCTTACCATCCGTATTAACATTCATTATTAAATCATTATCAAAGTTATCAAAAAACCAAACAGTCAACGGTTGTAAAATAGGTTGTAAAGACCCAGAACCCCAAGAAAGTCTGCCCCATGTATCAGTGCCCCAACCATATCCATACGAAGTTACACCCTTACCGGCAGCTATTTCATAAGCACCTACAGTAGAACTCCCCCCATTACCTGTGTCACTACTATTGGCAGTAGCTGTTGCAGATATACTATAGTTATCAGCATCTATTTCAGTTATTTCATAATTTTGATTTAACACAGCAGCGGATATATTTCCACCTAAACTTGTAGCATCTGAGAAAGTTACAAAATCTCCTGTGTTTGTGCCATGCGCTGTAGCGGCTACAGCTATTATTGTCGAACCAGTTGTTGCAGAAAAAGCATTTATTGTCATTGTTGCAGATGGTGTATCTCGTAATGGAGTAATGTCATTTAAGTTTGTACCAGCTTCTATATAAGCTTTACTATTAGTTCCTATAGCTAAAAAATTATCACTAAAAGAAGTTACCCAGTTAAATAACGCTCTACAAATACCATCTAACTCAACAGAAGTGTATTTCTCCCACCCATTTATTTTTTCAGGATATCCATTTAAGAAACGAACTTTATCGCACTCAAACCATCCCCCCTCATTAGAGTAGTTAGTTATGTTTCTATTAACTCCGGGTTTAAATTGTAATTTTTGTAAAGCCATTTTATACAGACACCAATAAATAAAGGGAACCCCAAAAGAAAATACAAAAGCCTATTGTTACGCCTACTACTAACTCAAAAAAAGACATATTAATAACTCCAAATTGTCGGTCTTGGTCTTGCACTACTGTTTTCCAAAGTATCTAAATGTAAAAACCTACTACCGCCTTTTTGATTTATCCCAAAACCTGTAAAACCTAGTTTTATAGCTAACTCTAATAATTTTAAGGCATCTTGCCTAGACACACCAATATCACAAGCCTTACCACTTGTATGAGCACCCGGAGTTTTTTTAACAAGCTCTATAGGATGTTCTGGTGATCTATAACCTGAATTAATAATTAAAGGCTTACCATACTCTTCTCTAAGTTTATTAAGTTTATTAATAAACTCTTGATTCATTTCACAAGTATGACTATGACTACATTGAAACTCGCTACGAGTAAAATATTTGCCCCAATGAAACTCGGTCATATTCTTGGTTCTTTCTTACTAAACATATCTTGTAGTTCTTTACTTTTCTCTTTAGAGCCAGTGCTGGAGCCAAAGTAGTAGTTGATACACGACATTAGGGCTCCTGAGAGCAAGCCCAAAATATACAAACTTATCTCATAATTTTTACCAGACTCAATGTCCATAAACAAAATTGCCGACATCATTCCAAAAGTTAAAAACACAATTAAAATAGCAAGACACGGAACTATGATTTTATTTACCATAGGAGCAAACTCTGAGTTTGCAATTTTCATTTCTCTTTCTCTAGCACTTGCAGTATTTGCATGGTCAGCAGAAAGTTTTGCCAACTCTCCAGACTGCTCCATTGCTTTTAATTCTTTTAAGGCTTTTTGTCGAGCTTGAGGATCAGGTATTAACTTATCCACTAATTTTTCACCAATCGGCAATAACGACCCAATTAAATTTAACATTACTTACTTGCCTCCATAATTGCTTCCCATAAAAAATTGCCCATCCAAATTAAGAGTAATACAAGGGCTCCAATAAATACACCCATTTTCGTGTTATATAAAAAAGCTTTCCTTCTACGCATCTGATTATATATTTCACGTTTTCTTTTATCTTTAATTTCTCTACGAATTTTAATGAACGTTTTATAACCATATGGTCCATCCATTCCGAGGTGGTGTAATTTCCCCCATGTAAAAAGATGTCGGATTTCCTTTTCCATCTCTTCAATTTTTTTCTTTGCAATAAGTTCATCAAATGCCTCGGCTGTTTCGCTTTTGTCCCATGTTAATTTTTGCCATAAACTAGGTTTTTTATACTTTTTATCTTGCCCTATCCATTCTTGTAAATCTGATACATGACCCGACCACGTTTGTAATTGTTTAAAAACTACCTCTATATCCTGCCCCACTTGTACGGCTTTTTTGACTCCATTGAAAGCTAAAGAAGCTGCCGATAATAATGTTACTGGATCCATTTTTCATTCATTACCTATCTATAAAACTAATTTATCTACTAATTCCCAACCATTAGCATTGTTAGCTTGATAATTGGTTTCATTCCAAACATATATTTTATTTGCTGCTGTTTGTTCATCTGTTAAAGTTGGAGCAGTTGTTGGAGCACCCCATAAACCTGTAGATGTATTTAATACCCAACTTACGTATGGAGAGGGAGGAGCAAAAAGATCGTGTTCTGGATAATATTTATATCCTTTACCTGCATAGTTTTTTCTTAATGGAGTGCCACCTAAACTATGAACTCCACCTCTGGTGTTATAAGAAGTTTGAACCCAAGTATTTGTTGAGTTTCTGTGGTTTTTACAAAAAGCAATACCTAACGCTTCTGATTCATTCCCATTGGAATCTTTAATCTTATCGTTGTTTACTACAGCAACTTTTATAACTATATTATCCGCATTAAGTTCAGCAAAATGTGCCATAGTTATAACCTCCTCTATTTATCTAAATTTAGGTCCAAGAACCCATACTACAATTGATTTTCTTACGCCCGCTGTTACAGGTTTAACTCTGTGTAGCATGAAAGATGGGAACAATATTATATCTCCTTTATTCATTGGTATAGTTCTAGCATTTTTTTCTTCTGAATCATTAATTTGAAACTCCCCGCCTTTAAAATCTTTATTTGGTTCACTTAATAAAAATGTCATTGATAATTTTCTACAGTCATTATCCGTTTTATCTTGATCCATAGTTGTATCCATATGAAAGTCATACTTGCCTTTTTCCTTTCCATGATAAACTGTGTATTGAAAATGATCGTATCCATTTAAATCAAAATTATAATACCGATTATTAATACCTTCTATAACTGCATTTAATCTAAAAAAAATCCAATCAGCTAACCCTACACCATCTTTAAAATTAAAAAATTTAACATTAGATTTTCTTACGTTACTAAATTTTGCTTTTGTGCCTGATATAACTTTACCTTTAGTTAATTTAGAAGAGTCCATCAAATCTATAATTTTTTGTAGTTCATCATCATTAAATGCTTTGCTCCAGAAGCACCAAGGATGAAATCTTTTATTTCTATCAGCAGGAAAATTATGGATTGTTTTAAAACTGTGACTCAAATATCCATCCTTTTACCTTTTTAATTGGTTTTTTAAAAATATTGGATTTAAACTTTCTTCAAACTCTCTTGTTTTTTTCTGCACTTCTTTTAATTCTTCTATTGTTGGTTGCGGTCTTGGGTCATTCCATATTTCAAAACCATTTTGGGTAAGCTCATAAGATGCCCCCGGTCTAATTAACTCGATTGCACTATCTAAACCACTAATTCTATAAATCATTTTTTTAGCCATATTACGCCACTAATTGAAGTACACAAACACCTGACCCACCATCAAAACCCTCATTTGCTACACCGGCTGGTGTTGCACCCCCTCCCCCTCCACCACCACTTCCAGTATTAACTGTACCTGCTGTGGCAACGCTGCTTGTCCCAGAAGACCCCCTACCACCAACTGTTGTTCCATCAGCCCCACCACCTGCACCGCCAGTGCCAGTACCACCTCCGCCACCACCAGCATAAACTGTACCACCAGAACCTGAAGATTGTGTAGCTAAATCAAATACTACAGCATCTCCACCAGCCCCACCTATACTAGAACCTATTGGCCCTCCTGCACCACCTGCACCTCCTCCACCACCTCCCGGCCGACCACCGGGAACAGGTGGTACATTTCCACTACCAACATTACCCTGAGATGTTGTATTTTCACCCGTTATTGTACCGGGAAAAGGAGAGATAGGGCCAGCTGCACCTTGACCACCTCCGCCACCACCTGAACCACCTGCACCACCTGCATTTCCAAGTGCGCCACCTGCACCACCGCCAGCACAGGTAAGTATTTCTGGGCCTTGACCGCCCCCTCCAGTTGCATAAGAAAGCCTAGACTCTTCGCCCACAGTTCCGTTAGAGCTTGCAGGGCCACCTGCTCCACCTCCACCAATGTCAATATGTAAATCACCAGTGATAGGAGTATTTTGACCCCTTCTAAAACCACCTGCACCTCCGCCACCACCATTATTTGAACCGGCTACACCACCACCGCCTCCACCACCCCCTGCTACTAAAAGCCAATTTAGTTTAGTAGCACCTCCTATTGCAAGAGTGTCATCTGAATTAAAGGTGTGTACAGAAGTATCAACCGCACCACCAGCAGCGGAAAAAGATGAAAACAATATTTGATGAATACCTGTCATATGCCTAACTCACATTTCCTGTTAAATACGCTGAGTTTTGACCTATAAATAATATAGAACATACTCCATTATTACCTAAAGTAGCAGTAGATGTAGAAGCTGCTGCTCCTGCTATAATAAACCCCGTTGTTCCAACTGAATTAACTATCGTTGCAGCAGAGGCTCTGTTTACAACCGATATAATTTGACCCGTGCCAAAATCTCCCGTAGGGACAGTAAGTTTATTATCCTTTAAAGTATTTAGTACAAAATTTCCTAAATCAGTTGTAACTAAATCTGCTGTAGCACTAACAACTCTAGCTTGTGGAACATCTCTTAAATTACCATCTCCATCAGATATAGCTCCTGTGGTTGTAAGTGTACTATTAGAAGATACGGCTCCTGTTATATTTAAAGTAGAGTTGGCAGATATTGCACCCGCAAATGTAGCTGATGCCCCAACCCCTAATGTACCTTTTGATGATACATTTGTTTGACTTATAATATCTGATGAAATATTTAAAGTAGACGCACCTGAAATAGCACCCCTAATTGTAAATGTAGATGAATTATATTGAGCACCTGTGACAGATAAAGTAGAAGCAATAGATGCAGAGCCTTTAATATTTAAAGTTCCTGCTCCTGAAATAGTGTTTCCAATTGTTAGAGTAGATGCACCTGAGATAGCACCTCTTACAGTAAGCTCTGCTGAATTATGTTGATCGCCAGTAACATATAAGGTTGAAGCAATAGATGCTGAACCTCCTAAATTAAATGTACCTTTTACTGAAGCATTACCACCAACATCTAGCGTGTTAATAACGCCTAACGCACTAACTCCATCAAAAGCCGGGACAACGCCCGTAGACCCTTTACTATAAACATATGTAGATTTACCAGCAGCTACTTGAGTTGTTGGTGTTGAAGTTGAGTTTTTTACATTAACTGCCACACTAAGACCATTATTAACAATGTAGCCTTTTTCTATATCGGGAACCGTTAAGGTTTGCCCAACTGTGCCTGTTCCTGTTAAATTTAACCTAAAACTTCTTCCCGCCTGTGGAGGAGCGCCAAAATCTGTAATAGCGACAGCTATATTAGCCGTACCTGCAAACGCTACATTAGTAGATCTTGCAACTGCTTCTTCTACAGCAGAAAGGTTTGTGTTAGTTACATCCCCCCAAGCCCCGGTGTTTTCTCCGGTAGCCATAAGTTGAATTTTTAAATCTGGTGACGCTGATGAAGCCATAATTTTCTCCTATGCTGCTTCTTTGATTTCTTTCCAATTCGGGGTTTGTGCGGTTTGCACTTGCCCCCATATTAAAACTGTACCTACACTTCCAGTAGCTACTACCCCATCTACAAAAGGTATCGTAACAGTTCCAACAGAACCAGTACCGGAAACTCCAGTTACACTAAAATTACTCCCCGTTCCAACAGTAACAGACCCTACACCCCCAGAACTACTTACACCTGTAACACTAACTATTTTACCTAGTTGTACAGTAACACTTCCAACACTTGCAGTAGCACTTACACCATCTACTGTGACTAATAGTTGCGGCGCACCCCAACCATTTCTACCCCAAGGCCCAGTGCCCCAACCAACATAAGTGGTGGTAGAAGGCATTTACGCTATCCTAATTATTGCAGCAGCGCTTGTTGCGCCCGGAAATATAATAGAAAAGTCACCAGAAGTTGCTTGTTTGGTTCCTCCAAAATCTAAAACACATACCGCCGCATTTGTTAAAGTAGACCCCGCATTATCTGAAGTAGAGGGAGTGTTATTATAAATTAAAGCCCCATCTGCATTAATAGTTACATTATTAAATGTGATATTACCGAAGTCTACAAACCCAGAAGTGGTTCCCGTGTCAACACCATTAACAGTTAACGCAGAACCTCCTGCTACATAATTTGTACCTGCAGATTCTCCAGTTGTTATATACGCAGTTGTACCAGCACTTAATAACGTAGCACTTGCAGTATATAACGCAATTTTAAACGTATCTGCAGCACTTGAACCTGAAGGGTGAAAGTTGTGTGTACCTAATAATACTTGTGCTTTAAAAGAAGTACACATTGCTTGTGTAATTGCCATTTTTAACTCCTATTTCTCTAAAATTTTTATTGCCTCGGAATGACCTGCTTGTTTAAGTTTATTAATCAAAGTAACTTTATTGCTTTTTATAGCTTCATTCATGTAGTGGATCAATGTATGTTTAATATCCTCTCTAAAAGCTTTTGCTTGTTTTTTAATTACAGGATCTGCTTTATCACTAATCGCTATAATTTTATCTAAAGCTCGTTCAGAAATCTCTTCTGGTGTAAATCCTCTACCAGAAGTTGTCATTATTCTAACCCCACCACCTAAAATAACTGCTGAACTATTTCCTATCATTTGACTTGGTACCTCGCTTGTTTAGTTCTATACATATCTTGTCTATTTTTACCTTCACCCAACTGCTTAAGTCCTGCCAAAGCCTCATTATACCTTTGAATATAGCTTTCATAAACATCCGCCTCACCTTTCATAAATATATGCGCTTCGATTAACGCTCCATATAAAAGAATAGAATCATAATTTTCTCCAACCCAAGAAGTACCCGCAGATACTATAGAATCGGGATAATAAAAATAATGTAATTCAGCAGTGTATCCCTGATCCGGAGTTGGCCCTACAATATAAGAAGAGTTATCAAACAAAGCGTAATGTGTAGGTTTACCAGTGGATGTAGGATTAGGGAAAGACTCTCTAATAAAATTTACATCTTTATTCAACAAATAAGTATACGCTCCTGCAGAATCTATTATAGCTAAAGAAAAATTAGCAAGCCAATCTGTAGGGACTGACAGGTATTGATTACCAGAAGATAACTCTCCAGTAACATTTTTACGTAAATCTAGTATTTGAACAGAATTATAAACCTTTTGTTCAGCTTGTTTTATAAATATATTTAACTGTTCTGTGCTAGTTAACGAATTAGAGTCTCCTGCACTGTTTAAAAAAGAAACATCTGGGAAATCGTTTTCACAATACCCCTTTATTGTTTCAAATAACTCAGAATAATTCACTATGCAAGCCTTTTAGAAGAATTAGCACCTTTAGTAGCAGCACCTGTACCTCTAGTTTTTACTGTTTGCGTGTTAGCTATGTTATTAGGATAACCGTCAGTATTAGGGACGGGGGTCTTCATTGGTTGTTTATATAAAGGGTTGCTTTTCATTTTAGTCCTTACGCCACTTGGGCTGTTATAGTTACACTTACCTCTCCTACTTGAGACTCTATACTTAAATTATTAATTAAATTTAAATTGTAAAAGTTATTAAACCCTACAGGATTAAATCCATATTGATAACTCCTAGAGTCTGAATCTGCAAATTGTGTTAAATCTGGTCGTGGGTTTCGTATAGCCTGCGGGTCGTTTATAGGAAACATCCCTAGTTGAAGTTGTGGCTGGTCCTGTTCAAAACATTCTGGACATACTAATATGTTAACATTTTTTGTTTTAATTGTAAGAGATTTTAATTCTTTTAATTTATATCTAAAACCACACCTATCGCACTCAGCGATAGCTCTTTTACCTCTAGCAAAAGGAGAGCCCATTAGTACAAAAACTCCCTTGGTGCTAAACGCAATGGCGCTTTCTCTCTATCTTCACTAGAAGCTATTATCCATTGCTCTTCATAATCTTGTTTTAGCATTGCCATTCTTTCAGCCGCTTCTGGTATTTTTAAAGATAAATAGTAAGCTAATCCAGAAACTAAACAAGGCAACATCCTAAAAGGTATATCCTGTGTATTTACCCCATCTCCTGCATCTTGTATTCTTCTCATCCTAAAATAAACAAAAGTGTATGTGTTACTCTGATCTGGCACAGGCCATACTTTTATCTGAGGGTTTTGCACTACACTTGATGAATTAGTTGCTCCTGTTTTTCTATCTATAAATACTTGTATCGGTCTCCCAGTATTGTTTTTATTAGGTATGGTCGCATAAGTTGAAACACTAATTCTACTTATAGTTAAATCTTGTTGGCTATTCCCAGACCCAGTTCGTATTTGATGCTCTAAAAGATCTATTGTATCAACAGGTAAATCATAGGTAGACGTACCAGATACTAAAGGTATAGAACCCTCTTCTATAGTCCACAAATTAATTCCTCTATTAGCCCAGTCAATGGTTAAAAGATTTAAAGAACGTCTTGCTGATTTTAAATCATATCCAGTACGAAGCTCTGCACCACAACGACTGAACGCTTCCTCTGCTATATCATTTAAATTTAAATTAAAACTTGTAGAATCTGTAGTAGCCATTTATTTTTTTGCTTTCACACTATTTATATATTTTCTATAAACTCCAGCGGCATCTTTTTTACCCATAACTCTTGCTCTTTGTTCCATCGCTATAGCTGCTTGTATTTTATGAGCTTTTGACCTACCACTACCTTTAATCTTAGTAACACTTTTTGTTGCATCTGCTTTTGTTGCAAATTTTAACCCTTTTATCGTACCTTTAGGGTTCTCATCCGTATATAAATCTGAATGTTTTTTAGACCTTGCAGGTTGTCCTTTCTTTCTAGGTATTCTTGGATTTACTTTTTGCACGTTTCTTTTTCACTATAGTCTTAACATTAGTTGGCTTACCCCCCGGATTACCTGCAGCTCTTTTTCTTTGAACAGCAGACTTACGTTGTGCTGCAGTCATAGACTTAGCTTTTGCCCTTGGCACACACTTGGGATAAGCACGTTTACTATCTCCTTTAGCAGACTTACGTCCACAGGCTTGGTATTTACCTTTCTTTTTAGGAGCACCAATATCAACCCAGTCTCCCTTCTTTCCTTTACCAAACCACTCTTTAAGAGACATTAAGCATAACCTCCACCTCTTTTCTTATACTCACGAACTAAATGAGCATTTGCGTATGCTGAAGGATAAACTTTAAACTTACGTTTTGTTTCTGCTTTTACACGGGCATATAAAGCAGGGTTTGTTGGCTTAGAGCCTGCTTTTTTCTTAGTTTTCTTAGGTTCCTTTTTAACAGCCATTACACTTTCTTTCCTCTTGTCTTACCTCTTTTAGCAATACCATCAGCTCTGGTTACTTTTGTACCACCACTAACGCCGCCTTTTGTACCACCTTTAGTTGCAACTTTACCACCAATTTTATAGCCCTTTGCCATCATGCCGCCACCTGCCATTTTGACAGAACCACCTTTAGCCATTTTAACAGAACCGCCTTTTGCTTTCATTACTGCGCCGCCTTTAGCCATCCCTTTAGCCATCATGCCACCGCCACGCATCTTAACGGGACCACCTTTTGCTTTCATTACTGCTCCTCCTTTGGATTTTAATTCAACACCCCTACCTTGTAAAACATCAGCTTGGGTTACTTCACCATCTCCTGTTAAATCAGTTAGCTTCTTTTTCATCACCATCCTCCGCATACAAATTATCAAACGTTACTGTTGGATCCATATATGAATCATCTTGTTCTGCACAATGTGTATGTTGGCTAGGCCTAAAATCAGGTGCTCCTTCGCCAGTAACCCATAATGCAGGGCTTGTAACTCTTACTCTATTATTAGGAAGAGCTACCATGTTACCTTTCCATTGTCCGTCTGTTAACACCATGACATGACTCTGTTTGTGTTGTGCTGGACAGTCTGCGATTTCGCTTTCGGTGAAGTCCACAGTGAAGAGATATCTCGCTGTGTGAAACTCTCCTGCGATTTTTGCAAGCCACGGGCTTGGTTTGCATCTGTTGAGCGATACGATTGAATGGTTGTGTGAGGGACAGTCCCACGGTTGTGCGAGGTGGGTTTCCATTCTCTCCGGCCACTCATCCATTGGGATGTCTCCACAAAGTGCTGTGAGCGGCATCCTTGCCCACATTGCCCCACCATGTGGGTTACTCTCGCCTTCTTCCTCTTCACATCCTGTAAATATGATTTGGAAGCTGAGACATCGGTCTGGCATCGTTGTAACAGCCACCGCCAATCCGTGAACAAACTCCCCGTGATATTTTTGATGTCCATGTGTAAATTCCTTCCTAATCCAAACCTTTGTATATGGAATGTTACTAATTAAATACGCCACCCTACACCTCCTTTGTTTAAACTATACGTCCTTTAGTTTTACCTCTCTTTGCTATACCGTCAACATTTTTCTTAACAAGGCCACCTTTACTAAAATTTTTCTTACCGGGCAACCCGCCTTCTACTATATTCTTTGTGCTTAACCCACCGCCACGACCCATAGTGGGTCTAAACTTTTTCTTTTCTTTTTTCTTTTCTTTTTTCTCTTCTTTTGCGACCTGATCCCCAGTATTTTGTATAACTACTTTACCTAATTCTTTAGGAAAATCAGGAGGCTTGTTAGTCATTACACAAACCTTCCTTTAGTTTTACCCTTTTTAGCTATACCATCACCTCTAAATTTTCTGGTTGTCTTTTTCTTAGCTTTTACTTTACCGCCCTTTTTAAGGCCTAAAGCCTCTAGTTCTCTTTTTCTCACACCTGCGTCTGCTTCTTTTCTTTGCTTTTGTTGGTAACGTCTGTCAGCCATTCTTTCGTCTCTTAAAGCTTGCGCCTCATCTATTTGCTTAGACATTTCTCTCATGTTTAATCTTCTTCTCTGCTTGCTTTCTATGCTTTTAGGAGATTGTCCTATAGCCGCACCAAGTTTGCTGTCCATTTTGTTTATAAAATCATCAAACTTTTCATAAGCTGTTTCTCCTGTAGAGTAAAGTTCGTCTTTAGAGATATTTTTGACTTTTGCTCTACGAGCATCTCTACGTTTTTCTGCCGCAGTTCTTTTATCAACCTGTGGTCTTGCATACGCCTCTATTCTCTCTAAACCTGCTTCACCAGATTGTGTGCCTTTTTTACCCTTTATTTTTTTAGCCATTACACAAACCTCCCTTTAGTTTTACCTTTTCTAGCGATACCATCACCTCTAAATTTTCTGGTTGTCTTTTTCTTAGCTTTTACCGGCCCTCCGGCTTTCATATTATTTCCCTTATTTTTTTTAACACGCCCACTAGGGCTACCCGCTAACCCTGCAGATTGCCCACCTTTAACATCTTTTGCAAGAATGTTTTTACCAATGTCTGTTGTTTGGTTTCG